CTGAGCGCCCGCGTTCCCCACCGGAGATCATCCTTGAACCTATCGAAGCCAATCGCCGCCGGTGCGGCCGGCCTCGCTCGCGCGCGCCTCACCGAGGCCGGCAGCTTCGAAGGCTATGCGAGCCTGTTCGGCGCCGAAGACCAGGGGCGCGACGTGGTGATGCCCGGCGCCTTCCGCGCCTCGCTCGCCAAAACCGGCGCGGCCAGCATCCGGATGCTGTTCCAGCACGACCCGGCGCAGCCGATCGGCGCCTGGGAGGCCATTCGCGAGGATGCGCGCGGGCTTTATGTGCGCGGCCGGCTGACGCTCGACGTGGCGCGGGGCCGGGAGATCCTGGCGCTGATGCGCGAGGGCGCTCTCGACGGGCTGTCGATCGGCTTCCGTGCACGGAAGGCAGTGCGCGACGCCCGCAGCGGCCTGCGCCGGCTGTACGAGATCGATCTGTGGGAGATCTCCATCGTCACTTTTCCCATGCTGCCCGATGCGCGCATCAGCGCCGTCAAGGCGGCATATCCTTCCGCCCGGCCGCCGGACGCGCTCGCCTCCTCAGGCACGAGCAGCCCGCTTCGCGGCTCCCCCGGCTCGACGCCACCCGCGCACGCCCCAGCGCGGCGCGAAGCCCGGCCGGGCGGAGGATGTCTTTCGGCGGCTGCCTGCCGCGACCAGCGCAATCATCAACGCATGAGGATGACATGACCGAATTTACTTCTTCCGGCGGCGAACGTTTATCGTTCGCCGTAAAGGCTCACGAGTGGGAGAACAAGGCGGCGCGGCTTTCGGCTTCGGAAATCGACGACACCCATGACGGGCTGCTCCACGCCTTCGAGGCGTTCAAGGAGACCAATGACGAGCGGCTGGCTCAGATCGAGCGGCGCATGTCGGCCGATGTGGTGACGACGGAGAAGCTCGACCGCATCAACCGCGCCCTCGACGAGTATAAGGCGACGGTCGACAGCCTCGTGCTGAAGGCGTCTCGCCCGCAGCGCGGCGGCGGTGTGATGCGCAGCGGCGCGGCCGCCGAGCACAAGAGCGCGTTCGAGGGCTATATGCGCCGCGGCGAAGCGCAGAATTTGCGCCGGCTGGAGGAGAAGGCGCTGTCGGTCGGCACCGATGCGGACGGCGGCTATCTGGTGCCGGAGGAGGTCGAGGCCGGCGTGATGCGGGCGCTGCGCGAGGCCTCGCCGATCCGCGCCATCTCGGCCGTGCGGCAGGTGTCGTCCAACACCTTCAAGAAACCCTTCGCCATCACCGGCGCCGCCACCGGCTGGGTCGCCGAGACCGGCACGCGCGATCAGACCGCTTCGCCCACGCTCGCCGAGCTCGCCTTCCCGACCATGGAGCTCTACGCCCAGCCGGCTGCGACGCAGACGCTGCTCGAGGACGCCGCGGTCAATATCGACGAATGGGTCGCCGAGGAAGTGCGGATCGCCTTCGCCGAGCAGGAGAACACCGCCTTCGTGTCCGGCGACGGCTCGAACAAGCCGAAGGGCTTTCTGAGCTACACGACCGTTGCCGAGTCGAGCTGGGCCTGGAGCAAGATCGGCTATCTGGCCACCGGCGTCGACGGCGGCTTTCCGGTCAGCGATCCCGCCGACACGCTGATCGACATGATCTACATGCTGAAATCGGCCTATCGCGGCAATGCCCATTGGGTGATGAATCGCGGCACGCAAGGGCAGATCCGCAAGATCAAGGACGGCGACGGCAATTACATCTGGCGCCCCGGCGACGCAGCCGGCCAGAACGCGACGCTGATGGGCTTCCCGATCGCCGAGACCGAGGACATGCCGGAGATCGACGAGGACAGCTTCTCCATCGCGTTCGGCGATTTCGGCCGCGGCTATCTGGTGGTCGACCGGATCGGCATCCGCATCCTGCGCGACCCGTTCTCGGCCAAGCCCTATGTGCTGTTCTACACGACCAAGCGCGTCGGCGGCGGCGTGCAGGATTTCAACGCCATCAAGCTCTTGAAATTCGGCACGTCGTGATGCTGCGGGCCTCCGTATTGGCCCTTATGCAAAGATGCAACATTCGCCATAGTTCTGCTGGAATTGGCTAGTGCCGAATCCCACAGACATGGCGGAAAGGTGCGCCGCATTATTTCGCGCGGCCCGGACCGGAAGACATATAAGCCCTTGAATATCTGGCTATAACCGCACGGTGATGTCTCAGATGTGGCGCGCCATGTACAGCCTTCCGCAGCGCCGCATTTCTCGCCCATACGCAGATTCCCAATCCTATGCCGACCCACGCTTTTCTGTTTTCGCTAGAGATGTCCAAAGGCGGCGGATACGCACCCACGAGAAGATCTGCGCTGCCCCCCTCGGCGCAATGGCCCGCCACGGGCAGAGGCCGCGACGCTCTCCCCCGTCGCGGCCTCATTTCCCAAGTCCCGCGTAAGCGTAATTCCTGTCAGTTGCGTAAATTTGAAACCGGCGGCCTCGGTAAGCGAACCGGCACGGCCTCCCCGGTGTTCCGGTATAGCGTATCGGTGCGGAAACCACGCCACCGCCAAAAGGTGACCCCATGCCCTTGATTCTGACCGCAGGACCGTCGGCCGAGCCGGTTTCGCTCGCCGACGCCAAGGCTCACGCCCGCGTGGACGGCGACGCGGAGGATATGCTGGTCTCCAGCCTCATCCTGGCGGCGCGGCTGCATGTCGAGCGCTGCCTCGACCTTGCGCTGATCAGCCAAAGCTGGTCGCTCTATCTCGATCGCTGGCCGGATACGCCTTTCGTAGAGTTGCCGCTTGCGCCACTGATCAGCGTCGATGCAGTGCGGCTCTACGGCCCGACCGGCAGCTCCGCGACGCTGGATCCCGGACTGTTCATCGTCGATGCCGCCTCGCGCCGGCCGCGGCTCGCGCTCCATCAGGGCCAGAGCTGGCCGTCGCCCGGACGCAGCGTCAACGGGATCGAAGTCGCTTTCACCGCCGGCTACGGCGATACGGAGAACGATGTTCCGGCGCCGGTTCGCCTGGCCATCAAGATGCTCGTCGCGCATTGGTACGAGGCGCGAGAGCCGGTGCTGCTCGGCGAACAAGCCGATCCGGTTCCGGCGACCGTCGCCAGCCTGATCGCGCCCTATCGGAGCATTCGCCTGTGAGCCCGCGGATCGGCCGCCTGCGCCACCGCCTCACCATCGAGCGGGAAGCCCGGAGCGCGGATGATGCCGGCGGCGCTGCCGTCGTCTGGGAAGAGCTGGGCGAGGTCTGGGGCGCCGTCGAGACCGCATCCGGCATGGAACGATTCGCCGCCGGCCGCGTTACCGGCGAGGCTGCCTGCCTGATCACCATCCGGCACCGCGGCGACATCGCCCCGGCTATGCGCTTCCGCCACGGCTCGGAGACCTTTCACATTCTCTCCGCGCTGGACCGTGACGGCCGGCGCCGTTTTCTGACCTGCCAATGCGAGCAACGCGACCTATGACCATCAGCGCTCATATCGACGGCTTCGGCGCTTTCAGCCGTGCCCTATCGGACATCGCATCCTCAGCCGAGCTGAGAGAGGCGATCAAGGCGGCAAGCGATGGCGTCCACGATGCGATCATCGCGCAGCTTCACGATGGCCGTACCCCGGACAGCGCCAGCGGCGCGCTGGCGGCTTCGCTCAGCGTCGAGCCTGCCGATGACGGCATGAGCGCAACGGTCGGCACCCCGCTCGATTATGGCTGGCAGCTCGAATTCGGCAGCCTGTCGCATCCGGCCACGCCCTGGCTCGAACCCGCGTTCCACGATGCGCAGCCCGGCATTTTCGCGCGGCTGAGGAGCTGGCTCGGGAAACGGTCCGCAGGCTGATCGCCTCTGCTTTCACCACCTTACCAAGGCATGGAGACGCCCATGGGCAATCCCGGCTGGGATCTGCAGAAGGCTGCCTACGCGGCCCTTGCGGGCGCCGCGCCGCTGACCGGCCTGATCGGTAACGAAGCGATCTACGATCACGTGCCGCAGGACGCCGCTTTTCCCTATGTGGTCATCGACGAGACGCGCCTGGCGGACTGGAGCACCGGCACCGAACACGGCTCCGAGCATCTGCTGACGCTGCATGTCTGGTCGCGCTACCGGGGCAAGCGTGAGACCTACCAGATCGGCGACGCCATCCGCACCGCGCTCGACGAGGCCGAGCTGTCTCTCGATGACAACCGGCTGATCAATCTCAGGCACCAGTTTTCCGACCTGCGGCGCGACCCCGACGGCGAGACCTATCACGGCGTCCTGCGCTTCCGCGCCGTGACCGAGCCGCTGAGCTAGTTGCGCATCGTCACCCGCGAGTTCAGCACCGGCCGTGGGCCGACCCTTCTGAATGAAAAACAAACCTCTCCTCCGTCATTACGAGGAGCGTAGCGACGAAGCAATCCACCTCGCACGCACCATGCCGGCAGGTGGAATGCCGCGCGTCCTGCGGACGCTCGCAATGACGAGCCGGGCAGGAACTCGGTGGCTATTCAGCCGAACGGCCCGCGTCGCGCATCGGGCCTTCAACCTTCTCGATCATCGGCCTTGCGTCCGTCTTACATAGAGATCGCGCGCCTTGCGCCAATGCACGCAAGCCAAAGTCCCGCGACACTTCATCAGCACACCGAGGAACGATCAAAGATGGCAGCCCAACGCGGCAAAGACCTCTTGCTCAAAGTCGACACAGACGGCGCCGGCAGCTTTTCCACCGTCGCCGGCCTGCGCACGCGCAGCCTAGCCTTCAACGCGGCGACGGTCGACATCACCCACGCCGAGTCTGCGGACGAGTGGCGCGAGCTGCTCGCCGGCGCCGGGGTGAAGACCGCGCGGCTCTCGGGCAACGGCATTTTCAAGGACGCCACCTCCGACGAGACGGTGCGCAGCGCGTTCTTTGCCGGCGCCATCCGCGACTGGCAGGTGGCGATCCCCGATTTCGGCACCGTCGAAGGCGCGTTCCAGATCACCGCGCTCGAATATTCCGGCGGCCACGACAACGAGCTGACCTTCGAGATCGCGCTGGAGTCCGCCGGGGCGCTGACCTTCACAGCGGCGTAAGCCGTAGGATGGGTAGAGCGCAGCGACTGGGCAAGAATAGCGCTCGCCATGCAAGACCGCTCCACATTCGTCGCCCCGGACGAAGCGAAGCGGAGATCCGGGGTCTATTGGCCTCACCGCGAACGCCTTACCAAGTTATAATTGCTAGTAGACCCCGGATAGCCCTGCGGGCTTCCGGGGCGACAAAATCGGGCGATCTTCGGTAGCGACGCTATTCTTGCCCAGTCTCGCAGCGAACCCATCTCGATGCTGCCGGTGGGTATCGCTTCGCTCCACCCACCCTACGTTTCCTCGCATTAAAGAGGTTTCCTCATGGTCAACCGCCATCGCGGCGAGGTCGAGGCCGTGCTCGACGGCAAGCCGTACACGCTCTGCCTGACGCTCGGCGCGCTCGCCGAGCTCGAAGATGCATTCGGCGCCGACGACATGCTCGCCCTCGCCGAGCGCTTCGAGGCCGGACGCCTCAGCGCGCGCGACGCGATCCGCGTCATAGCGGCGGGCTCGCGCGGCGGCGGCAGCGCCATCGAGGAGAGCCGCATCGCCGAGATGCGGGCCGATGGCGGCGCCGCCGGCTTCGTCGATATCGTGGCGCGGCTCCTGACCGCGACGTTCGGTATCGGCGAAGCCGCCAAGCTCGCGGAGAATTCCATGCCGGGAAAGTTGCCGCAGGCGGCCCGCGATCCTCTCTGACACCCTTTCCATGGGACGATGCTATTGCGGCCGGGCTCGGTCTCCTGCGCCTGCCGCCCGCTGCATTCTGGTCGATGACGCCGCGCGAGCTGGCTCTCGCTCTACGTGGCGCCTCGGGCCTCACTGCATCTTCCGGGCCGTTTGCGCGCGCCGATCTCGCCAGCCTGATGCAGCGGTTCCCGGACGATCCGTATACCCGCTAAGCCATCCGCGCCCCCGAGGATACCATCCACATGACCGAAACCGTCGCCAGCCTGTCCGTGCGGATCGGCGCCGATACCTCCGATGCGCGGGCGAAGCTGAAGGAATTGGAGCGCCTCGGCGGTTCCTTCGGCCGAACCATCAACAACGCTTTTGCCGACGCGGTGTTTTCCGGCGAGAGCTTCGGCCAGACGCTGCGCTCGCTCGCCCTCGACCTCTCGCGCCTCGCTCTGCGTTCCGCCGTTCAGCCTCTCACCAGCGCCATCGGCGACGGGCTCGCCGGCGTCTTCGCGGGGCTGACGCCATTCGCTAAAGGGGGAGTCGTCGGCACGCCGATGCCGAAGCCCTTCGCCGCAGGCGGCGTCATCGCCTCACCGGTGACCTTCCCGCTCGGCAGCGGCCGGATGGGTCTTGCCGGGGAAGCGGGGCCCGAGGCAATCATGCCGCTGGCGCGCGGAGCCGACGGCCGGCTCGGCGTGCGCACGTGTGGCGGGCAGGGCGGCGGCGTGACGGTCACCATGAACATCACTACGCCCGACGCGGAAAGCTTCCGCCGCTCCGAAACCCAGATCGGCGCGATGCTCGCCCGCGCGGTGGCTCGCGGGCAGCGCAATTTCTGACAGCGGAGCCGACGCATGGCATTCCATGAAATCTGCTTCCCGACCGCGATCTCCTTCGGCGCGACCGGCGGCCCTGAGCGGCGCACCGATGTCGTCGTGCTCGGATCGGGTCATGAGGAGCGCAACCAGCGCTGGGCCGACAGCCGCCGACGCTACGAAGCGGGCTACGGCGTGAAGTCGCTCGACGACCTCGAGGCAGTGATCGCCTTCTTCGAGGAGCGGCGCGGACGTCTCCACGGCTTCCGCTGGAAGGACCACGCCGATTTCAGGAGTTGCGCCGCGAGTGCGAGCCCATCGGCCACGGATCAACCGCTCGGCGCGGGGGACGGTGCGACGACGGCGTTCCATCTCGTGAAGCGCTACGGCGCGAGCTTTGCGCCCTGGACTCGCGAGATCAAGAAGCCGGTCGAAGGCACGCTGCTGGTTGCCGTAGATGGAGTGGCTCAGGCGGAGGGCGTCGATTTTCTGTGCGACTACGCGGCGGGTCTCGTGACTTTCGGTTCGGGCGCGATCCCCTCAATCGGCGCCGCGGTCACCGCAGGCTTCGAATTCGACGTCCCCGTCCGGTTCGACACCGACCGCCTGGAGATCAGCCTCGACGGCTTCCGCCACGGCTCGATCCCGAGCATTCCGGTGGTGGAGATCAGGATTTGAGGCGTGATGGGCTTGCGAAAGCGACACCGCTGGCGGAAAATATCCAAGGGTTGGCCTTCGCGCCACGCCGAGGACAAATTGCCCCGACAGATCTGGTGCTTATGACAGACTTGGCAGCAAGGCATAGGACATCATATGAGCGTGCTCCGTAGAGCGACGCCGGAGCGGCTGAGCGCGTTTTCCGATGGCGTGTTCGCGGTCCTGATCACCGTGCTCGTGTTGGAGCTGCGGCCGCCGGAGCGTCCGACCTTCGAGGCGCTGCTGTCGCTCTGGCCGACATGGCTGAGCTACGCCGTGAGCTATCTGTTCATCGCTATCGTCTGGACCAATCACCACTATCTGATGCGCTACGCCGCCGAGGCGACGCCTCGCCTGTTATGGTTCAATTTCGCGCATCTATTCTCGATGTCGCTGCTGCCGTTCTCGACCGCCTGGATGGCCGTCAGCGAACTCGCGCAGCAGCCGGTCGCCTTCTACGCGGCGGTGTTCTTTCTCGTGAACGCGACATACATTTGTCTGATCTGGGAGCTTATCCACCGAGCCCCGGCCGAAGCGATCTCGCCGGCCGTGCGCAGGATCATGCGCATCCGGTCGGTCACGACCTTATTCCTGTTCGGGGCGGCTGCACTTGTGGCACTGAAATATCCGGTCGTTGGACTGGGAATTTGTATTGGCTGCCTGATTGTTTATCTGCGGCCCGATCCTCCGGGAGCGGGGGAAGAGACATCGGAAGGGTAGCGCAGACTTAAGTGCGGCGTTCCGCAACCGCATGTACGACGTCTGTAAGTCAAGGCGTGGGCCGACCATCGCACCTGATCGCCCGAAACATCGTGCAGCCCGCTTTGGCCGACGGTAAGACACTATCATCTCGACACATATTATCGGCGACAGGCCTCCCTCATGAAAACACTTCCTCCCGGCCTTGCGGCGCATCTCGCCTCGGGCGCGACGACGCTCGCCTGGTGTTGGCGGGTTATGCGCGCCGATGGCGCCGTCTACGGATTTACCGATCATGACCGCGACATCACCTTCGATGCCACCACCTTCGAGGCCACGAGCGGCTTCACCGGAACCGACATCCGGCAATCGCTCGGCCTTTCCGTCGACAATCTCGATGTAACCGGTGCGCTGCAATCGGACCGGCTGAGCGAGGCCGACCTCGCGGCCGGGCTGTTCGATGATGCGCGCATTGAGATCTGGCGCGTGAATTGGGCCGAGCCGGAGCAGCGCGTGCTGATGATGAGCGGGTCGATCGGGGAGGTGCGGCGCGGCGAGACCGCGTTCACCGCAGAGCTTCGCAGCCTGGCGCATGCGCTCGGACAGGCGCGAGGGCGGAGCTATCAATATGCTTGCGACGCGACGCTCGGCGATGCGCGCTGCGGCGTCGATCTCGGCGATCCCGCCTATCTGGGAACCGGCGCCGTCACCGCGGCAGACGCGGCCTATCTCTTCACCGCATCCGGCCTCGATGCCTTCGCCGATGGCTGGTTCGCCGGCGGCCTGCTGAGCTGGACCGGCGGCGCGAATGCCGGCAGGGCGATGGAGGTCAAGCGTTTTGCCCGGACGGGTGCGCTTGCCGAAATCGAGCTCTGGCGCTCGATGGCGAGCGGCATCGCGCCCGGCGACGCATTCACCATCACCGCGGGGTGCGACAAGACCTTTCCGACCTGCAAGGCGAAATTCGCCAACGGCGTCAACTTCCGCGGTTTTCCCCACATTCCCGGCAACAAATATCTGCTCGCCTACCCGGCCCCAGGCGATCCCGGCAATGACGGCGCCAGCATGAACGGCTGAGCATCTCCGTTCAAAACGCAACAAGGACCACCCATGCCACCCGATATCGTCGCGCTGGCGCGCGCCTGGCTGGGCACGCCATACCGCCATCAGGCCTCGCTCAAAGGTGTCGGCTGCGATTGCCTCGGGCTGGTGCGCGGCGTCTATGCCGAGGCCTGCGGCCGCCCGGCCGAGGAGCCGCCGCCTTACAGCCGCGACTGGGCCGAGGCGACCGGCTGCGAGACCATGATCGAGGCCGCCGCGCGCCATCTCGCCCGCGTCGAGCCTGCCGATGCCCGGCCGGGTGACGTGCTGATCTTCCGCCTCCGCGCCGGAGCCATGGCGAAGCACGCCGCGATCATGAGCTCCGTTCACGGAATGATCCACGCGGTCGAGGGCGCGCCGGTTTGCGAGGTCTGGCTCACACGCTGGTGGCGCCGCCGCATCGCCGCCGTTTTCCGCTTTCCCGATCTGGAGACCCGAAATGTCGAACCCGTTCAGCAACCATAATGGCGGCCTCAGCGCACCCGCCGCCCGCATCGTTCCTATCACGCCGGATGACGATGCCGATCTGCCCGAAGGCACTTGCCGCGCGCTGCTCGTCGGCACGGCGGGCGCGGTCGATCTCATCGACGCCAGCGGCTCGGAGCGCACCGCCGTGCCGCTGCAGCAGGGCTTCAATCCGATCGGCGTGCAGCGCGTGAAGACCGGCGGCAGCGCGGCCAATCTATGGGCGCTCTACTGACGACCAGCCGCAGCCGAGACTTCATACGTCCTGAAAGGCAAATCCCATGGCAAGCTTCAACAAATTCAACGCCTTCGTAGAATATCTCGCGGAAGGCGTCTTCAATCTGCAGAGCCACACGCTGAAGATCGCGCTGACCGACACCGCACCGAGCGCGTCGAATTCGGTCTTCGCCGACCTGACCGAGATTTCCGCCGGCAATGGCTATAGCGCCGGCGGCCTCGCTGCGACAGTCGCCTCCTCCGGCCAGAGCGGCGGCACCTATAAGCTGGTTCTCGACGACGTGACCGTGACCGCTTCGGGCGGCTCCGTCGGACCGTTCCGCTATTTCGTGCTCGTCGACGATACCCCAACCTCGCCCGCCGACCCGCTGATCGGCTGGTGGGACTATGGCTCGTCGATCACGCTCGCCGACGGCGAAAGCATCACCGTCGATTTCGACGCGGGCACCGGCGTCCTGCAACTCGCTTGAGAATAAAGGACCTCCCCGATGGGCCTCATTCGTCCAAACGGCCCGTCTTGGGCCTATTGCTCCCACAACCTCCCCTCCACGCCGAGCCTGACCTCGGTCGGTACGCAGGTCACTCCCGGCACCGGCAATGCGGACGGCACGGCCGTTACCGCACTCTCCGCGCTTGCCCATGACGTCGAATATCTGAAGATCTGGATTGCCGGCGACGGCTCGGCGAGCGGTCTGAACACGGACATTCTCCTGAACGTGCTGATCGATCCGGCCGGCGGCACGAGCTGGTCGCCGCTGATCCCGTGGCTGATCGCCGGGACGCTCAGCGACTCGACGGCGTCCCTGTCGACGACGCCGGGCGGGGCCGGCCATTACGACTTCCCACTCTGGATTCCCGCGGGTGCTTCGATCGGCCTGCAGGCGCGAGGCGCGGGCGCGACGACGATCGGGCTCAAGGTGGTCCTTCTGGCCTATGGCGGCAACGCGAACCCGGCCTCCTGGTGGTGCGGCCAGCGCGTCAAGGACATCGGCATCGTCAGCGCATCCTCGACGGGAACGGCGCATCTGGCGGGGGCAAGCGGGTCCTATTCGAGCTGGACCGATCTGGGCTCGGCTCTGGATGACGCCTGCGGCGCGCTGCAATTCGCGGCGGGTGGCGAAGGCGACGGCACCATGACGACCGGCAGCTATCAGTTCGAGCTGGGCGTGGGCGGCGAGCGGATCGGCGCGCCGATGTTCCGGCTGATCTCCTCCTCGGAGAACGGCTGGTGGGTGCCGACAGGACCTATCTTCCGCAAATTGGCGGCCGGGACACAGCTCCAGATCCGCGCCAAATGCAACGGCGCGGGCGGCGCCGGCACGGCCCCGCAGAATGTCGGCGTCGCGGCCTGGTCGGTTCATTAGAGGGTTTGCCATGACCATTACGATTGAAGCTTTTACCGGCACCGAGACGGTCGGAACCACCGAATGGTCGATGACCACGGACACCTCCGGCCCCGACGCCGAGACCACGTCCGGCGTGTTTCAGCCCTTCATCGACCTGAACGCTGTCGCGGCCGGCGATGTGTTCCGCTTCGCGGTCTATGAGAAATGCCGCACCGGCGACACGCAGCGGCTGGTCTACACGAGCGAGTTCGCCGGTGCGCAGTCCGCGCCGATCTGGGCGGGGCCATCGCTGCTCCTTGGCGTCGGCTGGGACATGACGCTGAAGAAGATCGCCGGCACTGACCGCGCCATCAACTGGCGTATTTCGAAAGTCGCCTAGATGAGCTGGGCTTATCAGCTATTGCCTGCCGCTGCCGTCCAGCTTGGGGCAGGCGGAGGTGGGCCGACCTATACGCTTGCGGCAGGCGCAGGCAGTTTCACTCTCGGCGGCGAGTCTGCTGCAACGGTCGTCTCGCGCCGCGTTTCCTGCGGCGCAGGCGGCTTGGCGTTCTCGGGGCAGACCGTGCAATTCGGCGCGCCGGGCCGTGTCCTCTCCGCCGACGGCGCCGCGTTTGCCCTCAGCGGCGGCGATGCCGCGCTCCCTCGCGCCCGAAGGCTTTCCGCCAACTACGGAGCATTCGGCCTGACCGGGTTCGCCGCCGAGACTTCGGGAGCGGGCGGCAAGCTGCGCGCGCTCAATCTCGGCCTCTCACTCGGTCTCTAGGACGCGCCTCATGGCAACACTTGCACTTTCGGCTGTCGGCGCGGTGGCCGGCTCGGCATTGTTGCCCGGCGGCTTTTCCTTCCTCGGAGCGACGCTGACGGGCGCCGCCATCGGACGCGCTGTCGGCTCGCTGGCGGGCGCCTATATCGATCAGGCGCTGTTCGGCGCAACCGGCCAGGAGGCGCTGCGGGACGGACCGCGTCTCGCCGATCTGAGCGTGACGGCTTCGACGGAAGGGGCGGATATCCCGCGCCTCTACGGCCGCGCACGGCTCGGCGGACAAATCATCTGGGCGACCAATTTCGAAGAAGAGGTCGTCAAGAGCGCGGCCGGCGGTTCCGGCAAGGGACTGAATACCGGCCGCTCCGCCGGCTCGACCCAATATCGCTATTACGCCAATTTCGCCGTCGCGCTCTGCGAGGGGCAAGCGACGCGGCTCGGCCGGGTCTGGGCGGATGGCGACGAGATTACGCTATCGGACTATACCTACCGCTTTTATCCCGGCTCGGACAGTCAGCTTCCGGACAGCCTGATCGAGGCCAAGGAAGGCGCCGGCAATGCGCCCGCCTATCGCGGTCTCGCCTATGTCGTCTTCGAACGGCTGCCGCTGGAGGATTTCGGCAACCGCATTCCCCAGCTCAATTTCGAAGTCTTCCGCGCCGTCGACGCCTTCGAGAGCCAGGTGACTGGCGTGACACTGATCCCTGCGGCTGGCGAGTTCGCTTATCACCCGGCCGAGGTCCGCGTCGATGGCGGCGGCGGCTCGACCTATTCGGAGAACCGGCATTCGACGCTCGGCGACAGCGATTTCGCGGTCTCGATCGACCAGCTCGAGGAGACGCTGCCCAATTGCGGTGCTGTCTCGCTCTTCGTCGCGTGGTTCGGCAGCGACCTGCGCTGCGCCGAATGCGAGATCAAGCCGAAGGTCGATACGCACGACAAGGGCGCGGGGACAACGCCGATTTCCTGGAGCGTCGCCGGTTTGACCCGCGCGACGGCCGACGAGATCTCGACCTATCTGCTGCGCCCGGCCTATGGCGGCACGCCGTCCGATAACACAGTGATCGCGGCGATCGAGGATCTGAAGGCGCGCGGCTTCGAGGCGATCTTCACGCCGTTCCTGCTCATGGATATCCCCGAGGGCAACGGCCGCACCGATCCCTACAGTGGCGCTAGCGGCCAGCCGTCCTATCCCTGGCGCGGCCGCATCACATGCGATCCGGCGCCCGGTGAAGCGGGCTCGCCGGACCAGACCGGCGCAGCCGCCGCGCAGGTCAATGCATTTTACGGAAGCGTCACCGCCGCCGATTTCTCAGTCGACGGAGAGACGCTCACCTATAGCGGCCCCGCCGATTGGAGCTATTCGCGCTTCATCCTGCATTGCGCCGCTCTGGCGAAAGCCGCGGGCGGCGTCGACGCCTTCATCATCGGCTCCGAGATGCGCGGCCTCACCTGGGTTCGCGACAGCGCCTCCACCTATCCTTTCGTCAGCAAGCTGAAGAGCCTCGCCGCCGAGGTGAAAGGGCTTCTGCCCGACGCCGAGGTCACATATGCCGCCGACTGGAGCGAATATTTCGGGCACCAGCCGGGCGACGGGGTGGGAGACGTCTATTTCCACCTCGATCCGCTCTGGTCCGACGGCAATATCGACGCCGTGGCCATCGACAATTACTGGCCTCTGTCCGACTGGCGGGACGGAACAACCCACCTGGACTACGCCGCCGGCACGCGCTTCATTCACGACCTGGACTATCTGAAAGGCAATGTCGAGGGCGGCGAGGGCTATGACTGGTATTACGCCTCGGATGCCGATCGGCTGAGCCAGACGCGGACGGCGATCAGCGACGGCGCCTACGGCAAACCCTGGTTGTTCCGCTACAAGGACATTCGCTCCTGGTGGTCGAATGCGCATTTCGATCGGCCCGGCGGCGTCGAGAGCGGCACGCCGACGGATTGGGTGCCGCAATCGAAGCCGATCTGGTTCACGGAGCTGGGCTGTCCGGCCGTCGACAAAGGCTCGAACCAGCCGAATGTCTTCTACGATCCGAAAAGCTCGGAAAGCCTCCTGCCGTATTTCTCGCGCGGCGTTCGCGACGACCTGATCCAGCGGCGCCATTTGCGCGCGTTCCTGGAATGGTACGACGAAGCCCATGCGGATTTCGCCGAGGACCAGAACCCGGCAAGCGGCGTCTATGGCGGACGCATGGTCGATCGTTCGCGGATCATGCTCTACACCTGGGATGCACGGCCCTTCCCGGCGTTTCCGGCGCTGAAGACGATCTGGTCCGACGGCGACAATTGGCAGCTCGGGCACTGGCTGACCGGACGGGTCTCCGATGCGCCGCTGTCCGAGACGGTTGCCGCGCTGCTCGCCGACTACGGCTTTACGGAGTTCGACGCCGCCGAGCTTTCCGGAGCGATGGCCGGCTATGTCATCGACCGCATCATGCCCGCGCGCGATGCCCTGCAGCCGCTCGAAACCGCGTTCTTTTTCGACAGTTTCGAGAGCCAGGGCCGGCTTCGCTTCGCGCATCGCGGCCGCGCCGGCATCCGGAACAGTCTGACTGCGGACGATCTCGTCGAAACGCAAGCGGGCGCCCCGCGCTACGAGCTGACCCGCGCGCAGGAAAGCGATTTGCCGCATGCCGCGAAGGTCGCCTTCATCGATGGCGATCGCGACTATGAGCAGGCCATGGCCGAAGGGCGCCGCATTGCCGGAGCCGCCGCCCGTGTCGCCGCCGCGCGGCTGCCGATCGTGACGGACTATCGCTCGGCTAGGCGCATCGCCGAAACCATGGTGCAGGAGGCATGGGCGAGCCGGGAGCGGGGCAAATTTGTCCTGCCGCCGTCGAAGCTCGCGCTCGACGCCTCCGACCTCGTCACGCTGTCCGCGAATGGCCGCAGCTTTCCTCTGCGCCTGACCGGGCTCTCAGTGGGCGAGGCGGTAGAGGCGGAGGCGCTGTCGATCGAGCCGCAGCTCTACGACGCTTTCGCAGCGCCGGTGCGTGAGCCGTCGACGAGCGATCCGGCGATCTATGGCGGCCAGCTCGGCATCTTCTTCGATCTGCCGCTGATCCGTGGCGACGAGACGCCCTATGCCGGCACGGTTGCGGCCTATGGCGATCCGTGGCCCGGCGGCGTCGCCTTTTATCGCTCGCCCACGAGCTCCGGATACACGCTGAAAGCGCTCGCGACAAGGCCCGCTGTGGCCGGCGTCACGGCCGCCGATTTCCATTCGGGTCCGACCTCGCGCTGGGACGAGGGCAACAAGCTCCGCGTCGTTCTCTCGGCCGGCGAGCTTGCCTCGGCCGCAGCGCTGCTCGTGCTCGGCGGCGCGAATTATTGCGCCGTTGAAAATGCCGACGATGCCTGGGAGGTCATCCAGTTCCGCGATGCCGAGCTGGTGGCACCGTTCACCTACGAGCTGACCGGCCTATTGCGCGGCCAGCACGGAACGGAAGGCGCGATGGGCGATCCAGTGGCGGCGGGTGCGCGTTTCGTCCTGCTCGAC